TCATTCTTCAACTCCAAAATGTTCTTTCACATATCGTTCAACTTGAACAGTAATATCTTCCTCGCTACAAATATCTAGATATCGTCTGTAAAAATCTACAATAGACTCCTGAGCAATTAACTGGGCGAACATATCCACATCCAATTCGTATCCATTAAACTCCGGAGCACCGTTATATTGGTTCTCGCTCCACACTTCTTTGGTGGCAAGGGCTTTCAATGCTTCAATTCTCTTATTCATTCTTTAACTCCTAATCTTGATGATCAAAGTCTACCCAATCCTCTTCACACTCATTAACTTCTACCACATCATCATCGGGTTGCAACAGTCGCATCCATTCAGCAGAGGCTTCAGCATCAGCCTCCGACATGGGTTCGCTGGAAAAGACCAATCGACCTGCACGATACACACCGAAGGTATAAAGACTCATTATTTCATATCCAGTTCATAATCATACACAGTGTATTCCACATTTCGATACGCATTTTTTGCGTCCAATTCAGCACACACCGCATCAGCACGTGCCTCAGAAGCATATATCGCCTCGGGCTCACGCAACACCTCGCCACTGTAAACCCGTGAAGCCACCACAGCATAAACAAACATTATTCCATTTCCAATTCAATCTGTTCAGCTTCGGTCAGCGGAGCCAACAGTTCAGCATCCATGCGACCCGCTTCTTGATACTGGGCTTCTGCCTCGTCACGGGCACGAATTTCAGCCCGCGCCCATTCTTCATCCGCTTCCTTATCGTCAGTGCAGAAACCCATCTCACGCAATTGCACACGACCCGCCGGAGTAGAACCTAAATCCTTCAAATACGCATGAAGACCGTCGATCTCACCCTGAAGCCACTCTTCCGAATTCCATTGCTCATCAGTGGAGCTTCGAGGACGGAAACCATGCACGTCCTTGTAAAAATCACTGTAGTGGGACTGGAGTTCTTCAAGTTTGGTGTATTCGCGCATCTGGGTTTCTCCTGTTATCTAACTGTATGTAGCTATTATACGTTAATTGGGAATATTAGTCAACCAAATTCCGCAGGGTGGAATTGATGGATTCCAGGTGCTCTTCTTCCATGGCTTCCACCCAAGCTTGGAATTCCAATTCCCAGGGGAAAATAGAGTCCAACTCTTCGCAGTGGATCTGGGTATCAAAGGTGTCCATCGCCATCCCTTTCTAATTAATATAGAGCTATTATACGGGAAACGGGAATATCGGTCAACCAGAAAGATCCTAATAGAATCAACGACTTACGTACGGCCTATATTATCAAACAAGGAATCACTACTCCACGCATAGACCTTGTCACCGTTGCCCCAAGCATCACCAGGAACATTGTTATAGACAAAGGTACAGATGTCTCTGATTACACGGATATTGTCTGAATCAGCTTGGGCTATGGCACCCATGAGATCGTTGGTCAGCACTGCTATAAGGAACCCACCAGGTGTCGCGCCCTGCTCAACATAGCGACGTAGAGCCGCCTGCGTATGGGGTGGGATCATGGGATAGTCAGTAAAGTCCAGAGGACGGATCATACGCATTACAGTCATAGGACCTCCTTAGTGGGCAATAGGAGTGACGAGTTCTTTTTTGCCAAAGTAAAAGACTCTACCATTACTCAGCAATCGTGCGGTGCGGGTAGACTGCTTGATAAAGTCGTTACCGTTAAAGTGGAACAAACGACCAATTCTAAACGATTCAAATTCCCAAGATCCCATCGCACTTCTCCTTTATCTAACTGTCTATGTGTGTATTATACGTAATTTATCAATATCGGTCAACCAAGATATTGTGGGAAATTTTCTACAACAAAATCAAAGACTTGCGTGGGGGTCATATCTCCAAGATCTTTGCCTGCACTTGTAGTGACTGCCTGATCGCAGAGCCGTCCCAGCTTGGCACCTGCGGCATCGTCATCACATACTGCTACAGTGTGTCGGGCTAAAGACCCCAACCAGGGCCGCAGACGTTTGGGATCGTTGGCCAATACTGCTACCGCCGGTAGGCCCAGATTATGCAGACGACAAGCATCGAACACACCTTCAGTGACAAATAAGACATCACTGCGGAAGTCCCAAGACTCCAATCCCCAAACAGCAAGACGATCTCGGGCCCACGTAAAGTAGCGGCCTTCGCGTGGATCGTTACGGGCGGTCTTGGGTGCGAACGGTCTGTATTGCTGGTAGCCTACCCATTGCCCCGACAGATTCCACAAGGCAAAGCAGGCGGTCTCATCGTCCCAACTTACAGTGTAGAGGTCGGGATTGAGGTGTCGTTCCGTCAGATGTTTTTTAACGTCCATGAACACATAATAATGTCATGTCCATTTAACGTCAACTGGTTAATAACCAGTTGATTTATAAGAGATTTTTAATTACTGATCTCGAGGTTTTCCAGATAGGTCCTGAGATCACTGCCATGTAGTGTCAGCATGCTGGCCTCCTGTTCATCGAATACTATGATCTTGAAATTCCTGAATAGGTAGTACATGCTTTGGAAGTAGCGTTCCAGCTGTAAGAGATTTCGATTGGACAGTGGTTGGTCTAATTCAAATTCGTAGGGTTTTATCTTTAGCGTCTGTACTACGAATTTATAACCATCGATGCTGAGACGTAGACTGGTGTCGTCGGTAGGATTGAACCATAATCGATATTTTAAATCTTTAAGATCTACCGTAGGTAAGTTTGATGTGGTAGCGAAAATCTTGGTAAGCTGATTTTGCCCGTATCTCTTATGGGTAGATCTTGTCACCACTCTTTAATAATACCACAGTGAAAAGGTCTGTCTTGAACAGTGTGTTCATCTTTTTAGCAAGATTTATGGCATGTCCTGGATTACTAAAAGAAGTCTTTTTGTATTTGGGTCCAGGATATGCTATCAGGGTATTGCTGGATTTTAGGTTGATGGGTTTACTGTCATAGAACACAGACCAAATTCCTTCACTACTCAAGATCTGTTCGCTCTTGTAGTTTGTCTTGTTAACGTGTTCTACTAACACAGTGGGTTTGGGTCTGCTCATGACATTATTGATTGATACTAATATTTATGTTGAAATACACGTAGATTATTTAAATCCGCCCCCATCCATCTGGAGATTGATTACCGTTTCATCCTTTTTCTGGGCATTTACCGCTTGGCTCAGCGTGGCACAATGGTTTAAAAGATCAAATAGATCCGCGTGGACATTACGTGCTTCCTGCGCGGTAAGTGTGAGCCCTTTGCTGTTAGACTGATTCATCAGCTTGACTTTGTCATTGAACAGTCTAAGATGCAGGGTCAGATTACTTTCCATTGGCCAACCTTAGCTGCTCCTGCATCTCGAATTTAGTCTTATAGGGACCTTGGTATTCATAACGATTCAGCGTGATGAACTTGGGACAAAAGCTCTTGACCCAACCGTTATTGAATTTGATGATATAGTAGCCTGCACAATAAAAGCTCTTGCTCTTGTTGGTCTTGGTATAGACAGGAAATTGATGCTTGATATCCCACAAGATATTCCATGGACGTTGTGCCACGGGATATCCATAGACTTGATGTTCTTGTGGCGCGACCTTTTCTTTCTTGACTGTACCCAAGTCAAAGACCACATTGTGATCCTTGGTCAACAGTTTGATAGATGCATAACGCTGACGTTCTTGATTGTGTACATATACATAGCCACCATCCTCTATCGCTTGGATAGTAGCTATCTTATTGCCTTCTTGCTCCACGATCCAGAACTTATTCTTGATTACAGGTTTAGCTAATAATTGTTCCATGATGCCTTCTTTAATTTGTATAACTGGCTGACAGGAAAGTGCCAAAGCTGGAAGCTTGTTCACTGAGCCTTGTCAGCTCATACTTGCCGCAGAACTTTAAGAACTGGGCGCCTATCATTGGTCTATCTTTGGCCACTGCATTGGTGGCGATGGTCTCTGCTATTACCGCTTTGATATCGTCGGGTTGCGCCGACAAGTCTACCAATACACGGTTACGTTGATAGTCATCTAATACACGATGTTCTTCTCCCTTGTGGTCTACCCATTTCTGCAACATGAGATTGTTCCAGGCAAAGCCTTTCTTATCCATGTCACTGAATGCTTCTTGTAGGCCTACTTTGTTCTTGCTGCCTTTAGTACGTACTCCAGGATAGGCACTAAACACGTTGTCAGTAGAATCACCGCGCATACACTTTTCAAACAGGATCCATTTAGGGTCGGGAATCTTCTTGGGTTCCTTGGTCTTCTTGTCGATAACTAATCGACCTTTCTTATCCAGGATACCTTCCAGTGTATGGAGTTCATCCGCGATACCATTATACTGCTTGACGTTGGGCGCCAATAACTGGTAGAAGTCTGTATCACTGCTGACTATAACATGTTCGTCTAGGGGATGGCTCTGTATCCAACCTGCGATCAAATCATCCGCTTCTAATTGTAGATTCTGTAATACAGTGCAGTTGGTCTTTTCGGCTATAAAGCTCTTAAGATTGTCAAAGGCCTCCCAAAATAGCTTATCTTCTTCTGCTTCTTTTTCTGTATGGAAGGCACGTGCCACAGCACGATTAGCTTTGTAAGGTTTATAGTGGTCCTTGCGCCAGCTGCGACCTTCTAAGCAGAATACTACATGATCTGCACGTTGGTCACGCCACGCCTTATTGACTGAACCCAGGGTTGTATGGATAGCAAAGCCCAGCTTATCCCGAGTATCGCTCTGACGATGGGCACTGTGTCTTGCACGAAAAAACGTATTTGCGGTATCAACTAGTAAGTATCTCATAGGGTAATAATAGCAGTTAATACAATTAATGTCAAGGATTAAGATACTTCCGTTTTACCATCTCCGAGGTCACGGCGTTGTATGCCCGTGGGAGGCCTCGGATTGTTGGCTTCATATTGTTCGAATGTTTCCATAACCACATTACGGCAGATATTTTGGAACCATTGGTCCACCATCTGGGCATCGTCTTTGCCGCGATATCCTGCCTTTACCAAATTGGCGATAAAGAATTCGTTCCAATCTAATTCAAACGCACCATTGCCAATATCGCTTGGATCCAATTCGATGCTGGTGATATTGATATAGGGTTCCCTGGCCGCTGTAGCTTTTTCTTTATCAGATAAAACTTTTTCCTGAGTGACTTTTTTCACTCTGGGCTTTTTAGGTTTTGTAACCGCAGGAACTTCGACCACCTGTTTGGGTTCTTTTACTGGTTTCGTACCGAATATTTTCTGGATCAACTTTTTCATCATGTCCCCCATGCGTTTTTAAACAATGGCACTTGTAGTCTATCACTATAACGTAGGCCCATCTTCATTGCTAATTCTGCTACTCTACGGTTGTTTAGACTATATACACTCTCAACGCCTCCCACTGGCATTAAGTATACAGGACCAGTAAAGCCACCTGCACGATATGATTCCACAGCATACGCAGCCTCTTCAGCATCTTCTTTGCTGGCAATGACAAACTTTAGATATACATGACCGTACCATTGATATACATTCACTATCTCGGGACGTATGGATTCTTCCAGATTCTCACCGCTGACACTGAGCTTGGGACTTACACTAAAGGTCAGTTTATCCCTGCGATCTTTCCAGTTATCAAATAGATATCGTTTGAACTCATCTGATAATTCCTGGGTGCCATTCGTTTCAAAAGTAAGTTCTTTCAATCCTGCCATCTTGGGATGATTCAGCAAGTCAGGATACGCACGTTGCCACCCTAGCAACGGCTCACCACCTGTGATAACAAGATGCTCATCTTCCCAATGTTTATGGGGAAGTAATTCCATGATACGTTCTGCGATCGCATCAGTAGTCAGCATTGGGCTAAGATGTTTAAACTCTGGCATCCAACTTGCGTAGCTGTCACAGCCTGTGCTCACTAAAGGTA